GCTCATCTTTGGTGTGTGATGCTCTCCTGTTCAAGGTTCTCGGTGCCCAGCCCTTCAACTACACCGATGCCATCGATGCTCTCCCCAATGCTATCCACGCTTTCGGAGGCCCCGCTGCCGTCGCTGCTGACTCTCGTGCCTTCATTGATGCCCGTGGTCTCTTCAACGATGCTGGTGCTCTTGACTATGACATCCCTCCTGGCTTCACTGGATACTGGAACGGTGCCCAAAACCCCTTCAATGAGTCCAACTTTGGTGGCCCCGCTGTCCCCCAGAATCCCACCATTGCTGGTGTTGACCCCTCCATCCTTGCTCAACTCAGGGATCTCTCCAATGGTCACCTCGATAACTCCACTGTCTCTGACGCTGGTACCTTCGTTTTGACTGAGACCTCTTTGGACCTCCACTGCTGGGGACAAAACCCCGTCGTCACCGCTAAGCTCCAACTTAACGGCCAGGATCGTTTCTCTGAGCGCGAAGGAACTTACTTCTCGTGGGTGCAACCTTACCAGTCGCACACCAGAAACCCTGATGAGGGTATCAACGTGTACTCCTTTGCTCTGCGCCCTGAGGAGCACCAACCCTCGGGCACTTGCAACTTCTCCAGAATTGACAATGCTACCCTCCAGCTTGTTCTCTCCAACGCCACCGTTGAGGGAACCAAGACTGCCAAGGTTCGTGTCTATGCCACCAACTACAACGTGTTGAGAATTATGTCGGGTATGGGAGGCCTCGCGTATAGCAACTAAACGATTTGTTACGACTTATCGTGTCATTGTTTATATCAAATTTTAATATTTAAATTAACTCTTTTAATTATTAAAGCAAAAAACAATAAAAATATCTAGTATATATATAAAATGGCATCAAAATCTGCATCCGATGTACCAGCACATTTACCCAGGTACGGTGAAATTAAGGCACTCGTTGCGTTTTCACGCAATCAAGGAGCAAACGGTCACGATGATTTTGGAAAGGCTGAAACATTGTTACGAAAAATGAAAGACAGAGGCGTAAACTTAAACAAAGTACGCCGGGCAGCAAATGAAGAAATATTTGACGACCGTAATGCACAAGAATTTCTAATTGAACGGATTAGATATGTAGACACAGGCGCAGAGTCGCCTAATTCTCAGCGCCGCCGTGCGTCAAGGGCTGCTTCTGCATCAGTAGCAAAAGGCAGACGAACTAAGCGCCGACGTGGTTCTAGACGCAATCGTGGTACTAAAAGAAGACGTTAAATTACTTGTATTTTATATAGTGTAATTTATCTTTAACATCTACAGCAAATGATACTAAGTATGACATTAAACGGGACAATTGAGTTTCCATATTGTTGTTTTGTTCAACTAATTGCTTCATCTGATCTTCCATATTAAGCAATTTGATATTAATGTTAATTACCAAACTGTCATTCTCCGACAACATTTTTAGTAACATAATATTTTCTTCTTTAAGAGATTTATTCTCAACCGTAAGATATTTATTATCAAGCGTAAGAGTATTTGTTTCATTATCTAGCGACATCTTGTTACATTTAATAACAAGTTGCCTTTAACTTTTTTACAAAACAATAATAAACAAAAAATAAACAATTATTAATAATTAAGATTTAAATGTTAAATATTAATATATAATTATCAAAAGAATGCTTATTACGCCAAATGTTTTAATTTTTGGAGGAAATGGATGGATTGGTTCTAAAGTTGTAATTTTGTTACAAAGTATGAATATTAGCTGTATCACGTCATTATGCAGAGCAGATGATATAAATATGATAAAAAGAGAGCTCGATTTGATTGGAAATGTGACACACGTTATGAGTTTCATTGGTCGCACACACGGTGTTTATGAAAACCAAGTCATTGGCACGATTGATTATTTAGAGAAACCTGGTAAATTGGTTGACAATATGAAAGATAATCTTTTTAGCCCGATTGCTTTAGCAGAATTATGCAAACAACGAAATATTCACTTTACTTATTTAGGCACTGGATGTATTTTTGAATACGACGAACAGCATTTATTTGGAGACACAAGCACTGGTTTTGTAGAGTCAGATTTACCCAATTTTGTTGGTTCATCTTATTCAATTGTGAAAGGATATACAGACCGAATGATGCAACTGATGTATTCGGAAACAGCACTAAATGCTAGAATTCGTATGCCTATTACAGATGAATTAGACAGTCCTCGTAATTTCATTACAAAAATTATCAATTATCCAAAGGTATGTTCTATTCCCAATTCGATGACAGTTTTAGACGAGTTGTTGCCGGTTTTAATTGACTTGGCTCTACGGAGACAAGTTGGCACAGTAAACTTAACTAATCCGGGACTAATTAGCCATAATGAGATTTTGTCAATGTATAAAGAGATAGTAGACCCAGAATTTACTTGGGCAAATTTCACAATAGAAGAACAGAACCAGATATTAGCTTCAAAGAGGTCGAACAATTGTTTAGACACAACCAAATTAGTGAGTTTGTGTCCCAATGTTTTGCCAATTCAGGAATCAGTTAGAAACGCAATATTAAGAATGAAAGAAAAGGGTAATTAATATAAAAAGATAATTAGTTAAAAATTTTATTTAAAAGCGTTATAAATGTATAAATAAATTAGATTATATATTTATTATGAAATTATTAGTAACAGGTGGATGCGGTTTCATTGGTTCCAATTTTGTGAACTATTATTTCAAGCAAAACTCTGACGTAACCATTGTGAATTTAGATGCAATGTATTATTGTGCGTCAGAGACAAATGTTAGCGAAGATGTTCGTAATTCAAATCGATACCATTTGGTAAAAGGCAATTTGTGCTCTTATGATTTGATAGCGAATATCTTGAATATTTATCAAATAGACACAATTATTCATTTTGCAGCACAGTCACACGTTCAAAATTCATTTGAAGATGCGCTCCAATATACGCACGATAACGTACAAGGAACACATACTTTATTAGAAGCAAGCCGTAAATATGGAAAAATTGTTAGATTCATTCATATTTCAACGGATGAAGTATATGGTGAGTCAATGTTAAATGAAAATGAGGAGAAGAAGAATGAAAATTCTATCTTGTGTCCCACAAATCCTTATGCGGCGACAAAGGCTGCTGCTGAATTGATTGCAAAGTCATATTATCATTCTTTCAAAATGCCTATTATTATTACTCGTGGTAATAATGTATATGGACCCAATCAGTATCCAGAGAAATTGATTCCGCGCTTTATTCAGCAGCTTAAAAAAGACGAGAAGGTGACAATCCAAGGTGATGGTTCTAATGTGCGTGCATTTTTACACGTGAATGATGTATGTTCTGCGTTAAAATTGGTATTAGAAAGGGGTGAAATTGGTGAAATTTACAATGTTGGCAGCGATGACCACCACGAATACACTGTCTTGCAAATTGCTAACATATTAATAGAGAAAATCAAAAAGACAACCACACATAATGACTGGATTACATACATTGAAGATAGACCATTTAATGATAAGCGATATTATATTAGCAATGAAAAAGTCAAGCAATTGGGTTGGACAATTGATATGGACTTTGATAATGGAATCAATGAATTGATTAATGAAATAAACTAACAAATTATAACAAAAATAATGACTTAAAAATAAAATATATGTATTATATAATATACTATGCAGATATTTATTAAAACTTTGACTGGCAAGACAATCACTGTGGAGGTTGACCCAAATGATGCTATTGAATCTGTAAAACAGAAAGTTCAAGACAAGGAAGGTATCCCGCCAGACCAACAACGGCTCATATTTGCGGGAAAACAATTGGAAGATGGACGTACGTTGCAGGACTATAATATTCAAAAGGAGTCGACATTACACTTGGTTCTTTAAGTAGGTTTACAATTAAATAATATATTGCAAATAATATATTATTATTTTTTATTAGCCTTTTCTGGTGTCAAACACGCCTTGATATGATGAACCGTCTGGCCTGAATGCCTTGAAAAACGTGATATCATATTTTGAATAACAGCCGAATTTGATGGTTTTTGGTTCTGTAACATATGCTTATGAATATTGTTAATATAATATAAATTACATTTGGGTTTGTTGAAATTTATCTTTTTAAAAGCACTCAAACTAACAAATAACGACAATAATGTCATTAATAATATAATGGTAGACCACATCTTATTTTGGTTAATAGTATTTATAACATTATAAACTTATGGAAAAAATATTCAATTTTATTTAATTAATTAAAATACTAATAAACCAGTTATACATTTCAAACACCGATTTTAATTATTAAATAATATACATTTATGTACGGGATATTAAAGAAAAACTATTTTGGTTATTTTTAGTTAAACAATATAAAAATAAAATATTTGTATATACTATATAACTAAAATGGGTAAATATAGTTGCAAAAAATGTGCTAAAACCTTTTCTCAAAAATCACACTACGATAAACACTTAACTCGTAAAAACCCTTGTGAAATACAAACTGATAATATAAAGGCATTAATAGACAAGGCAGTTGAAGAGAAATTAATTGAATTAAACAAAAAATTGATTTCAAATAATACAGAAAACAATATTACAATTAACATCACCGAACAAATAGATATATCAAAAATGAGCAAATTAGAATTATTGGAAAAGTGTAAAGAATTGGGTATTACAAAGTGCAGTTCAAAAAATAAATCACAATTAATAGAACTTATACATTCAAAACAAAAAATAACTGATTGTGAGTTAAAAACAGAAGTAGAAATAAATAATATATGTCAACCTCAACCGCAAAACATAACAATTTCAAATGACACTAAACCAGACAATAGGGAATACACTTTTATTGAAGTATGTGCTGGAGGGGGTGGTTTAAGTGCAGGATTAATTAAAGCAGGATTTACACCTATTTTATTAAATGATAATAATAGCGATTGTTGTAAAACATTAAAACATAATCACCCAGATGCAAATGTTGTATGTAATTCTATGGATAAAATAGACTATTCGCCTTTTATTAATAAAGTAGATTTATTAACTGGTGGAGTGCCTTGTCAATCATTTTCACAAGCAGGATTAAGAAAGGGGCTTGATGACCCAAGAGGCGACTTGATGATTAAATTTATCGAAATTTTAAATTTGGTTAAACCAAAAATATTTATGATAGAAAATGTAAAAGGTTTATTAACACACGATGATGGTAAAACTATTGAAAAAATAATAGATGCATTAAATAAAAACAAACTATATAATATTAAATACAAATGTTTAGATGCTTCTAAATACGATGTCCCTCAAAAAAGAGAACGAGTATTTATTGTAGGTGTGTTAAAAAGTATAACTCATTCGTTTGAATTTCCAAATGAAAGTTTAACAAAAAAAGTATTAAAAGACGTTTTGTATAATGTTCCACATTCAAATGGAGCAAAATATAATGAAGACAAAATAAAATTATTTAAAATGATACCACAGGGTGGTTGTTGGGTTAATTTACCTGAGAATTTACAAAAAGAATATTTGGGAAATAGTTATAATTCAGGTGGAGGAAAACGAGGAATATTATATCGTTTATCGATGGAAAAACCATCATTAACCTTGTTATGCACACCGTCACAAAAACAAACCGAAAGATGTCATCCGTTAGAAGAACGACCATTAACAATGCGAGAATATGCAAGAGTTCAAACTTTTGATGATAGTTATGAATTTATTGGTAGTTTAAATTCGCAATATAAACAAATCGGAAATGCCGTTCCAGTGGAATTAGCAAAATATATGGGCGAATCATTGTTGAAATTATTATAAATTTATGTATATTTATCAATTGTGGTTTTGACAAATTCTATTATGAATTCGGTGTCGCCGCCCAAGATAAATTTAAGAAATTCGTAGCCGATTTGATGTTCTAATTCGGCGCCGTCGTGTAGTAATTTTTTGATAGAACCGTGTAATGTTTTTTCTTCAGTATCTGCATTAATATTTGCGTAAATACATCTATATTCTGGGTTACTCTGTTTAAATTTAGCCAATTTATCCAGATTAGATTTTTTAGATGATGCGTTATCCGTATTAGTTCGATTTTTTAGTTCAATTATAAATTTTTTAGTATGAGATAATATGTCTAATCCGGTTTCGTGACCTACTTTTAAATTAATACAACCATCATAATTTCCCAATACTTCTTGCCAAATTTCACCCCTTTTCATTTGTCTATGTTTTACCTTTAGTGATATTAATTTATCCGCCCTTTCCTTTTCCGTATCTAAAATGTCAAATGTTAACACATCTTTTTCTTCTCTCGATAAAATAATTTTGATACTTTCTTCTAACGATTCAAGGTATTTAGTTAAACTAAATCCACATCCGCTCTCAGTTTGATTAATCATTTTGCTCATCTTGTATATAATAATATAATACTTATTTGTTTAAGTATTATATTTCAATTTTTTTTATTAATCAATTTATGAGAAAAAAATCAATAATATATGCGTTCTAATAAAAGTAATGATTGTAAATTAACAGCAATTAAATAATATTTAATTGAAGACAAAACGCAAGAGGTTTGTAAAATATTTAAATGCACAACAAGAAAGTTATACATTTATGCAGTTGCACTCTCTTCGTCTTCTGATTCATCGTCACTCTCGTCTTCATCTTGAAATTCAGTGGTTGCATTATTCAGTTCTTCCTCGGTGACCTCGACATAATCTGTACCGTTCCATCTAATATTTCCTGAGTTAAAGAGCACATTCATATTCAAGACTTCGGGCTTGTCTTCCGACCTAAACTTGGTAAAGAGTGTTTTAATCTGTTCATCATCTCTGAAGCGTGCACTGTACTCTTGCTGGATGTTATTACGACCAATTCTGCCAAGTGCCTGAATAATTTTCTCCTGCGTCATATTCAAATCCTTGCTCAAATAACCGTGACAGAACTGATAGTTGGTTCCATAAATGTAGTCGCTGTCTGCAATAATCAAATATAGCTGCTGTTTGTCTGCCAACTTCTTCATAATCTCAGTATATGCAATACTCTTGTGCTCAGTAAACACACCAATTCCAAGCAACAAGAGAACCTTCCAACTGTCCTCAACGTCCTTCAACAACATAATAGACATAATCGACTGCTCATCAATATTACTAGTGAAAGCCAATTTAGTGTCAAGTCCAACAGCCCATTTCTCAAGATGCGACAGCTTGTTTGGAATAAATATATCATTTAATGATGCACTCTTAACCATCCCCTTTAACTCCTCGATAATAGTCCGCAACTTTTCAATTGATGGATTCTCGTCTGCTACAAGAGAACGGTCAATCATCTTGGATGCAATTTTCATTTTACTCTTCTTTTCTTTGGTTTTTGATGAAGCACCAGTTGACCCTAACAATTTGTTAGTAAGCTTCTCCTCTTCAAATGCGAGTGTATGTTCGAGTTCTGAAATTTTTTCATTGATTGCATTATTGAACTCAATTTTCTCTGTAATATCCTTCATAATAACCGCTGGAATATTCGCCTGTTGGATGCAGAACTTGGCAACTTTCTGAACGTCATTAGCTAAGAATATAGTAGGACCATCCGTTAGCGTGTAAGAATCCTTTGTAGTAACATAGATGGCGCAACTGCCATTAGGCTCTAGTCTCGGCAGTGCAAGATTGGTCTCTTTCTGACTGGCCATTCTAGACAAAGGAGTACCGCCAATTGTACCATTAATTGGAGCATTACCAGTTCTATATGTAGAACCGGGACCAACACTGACGGATTTGGATAGTTTATTTCCAGCAGCGTCAATTCCACTATTTGGCACAATACGCTTATATCTTGTATCCCTAAAGTGTTGATAGATTTGAGACCAAGTTTCCTCAGTTTTAATATTCTTTAAAACCTTCAAATAGTGCAACTTGATACTCATCATATTAATATCATCAACGCTTGCAAAATTCCTGATGAATTTGGCTACACTCTTTGTACAATCATTGCGTTCAGCGTACATAATGAAATCAGATGCCTCTTTCAAATCAAAATATCTGAGCAGGGTCAGATTTTCGTCGCAGTGTTGAGAAACCTTAAGAACCTCGTTGTAATCAGAACCGCACGTGTAATGAGGCATTACAACGAAACCATTGTTATTTAAAATTGGGATTGATTTCTTGCAGTCGTGACTGACAATATTGAATATACTAGGAGGGTCACATCTCGGCTTGGTGAACTTGGCTCTGAAATCGGCAATTGTTTGTGTCAATTCGTGTTCTTTTGGCAAAGTGGCAGACGACAGAACCATATTTGGAATGAGATTTTCTTGCCAATTTTTCTTTATAACTGAGTGCAAATGATGAGATTGATAATCCATTGTGATTGTTGGTTCGTCCCATTGAACTATGATGTTTCGTGGAGAATTGAATGCCAACATATAATACATTGCTGGTAAATAAGAGCGAATATCGCAAATAATGATTTCAACCTTTCGTCCATTACTATTATCAACTTTGCCAATTCCACCAGTGCGTTTGTTAATAGTGTAGTCCGCTGCAGCGAAGAAATGGAGACGCACATCCTCGGCACTAGAGCAACCAAATGCGAATGCAATTTTTTTACCACAAGAAATTGCAGCACGAGCTAGTTGAAGACCAACGTGTCTTGCAGCACACACGAATATGACACGGTTTTCCTCAGATAGACCAAGAGGTGTCATTGTTTTACCTGTACCAGTAGGAGCAATATACAATATCAGCTTTGCACTGTATCCTTTGGCGGCAGTAAACACCTCTTTTTGATGCTCGTATAGCGTCATATCTCCATATTTCAATAAGTGTGTATTTTTTTCAATAAACTCCACTGAATTGTCGACAATATGTCCCAAGTCTACTTCACCTTCAACTGTGTCAAGGACTGCAATAATAATATTTCTTAAATGATTATTTATTTTTTCAATTGTGTTTGCCAACAGCTTTCGAAGCGTGTAATAATGAAACAGCCAGTGTTTGTTTGACTTGGAGCGCTCAAACAACAACTTATCAAAGTGATTGAATAATATGAACTCGTAAATTTCAGTCGCATCTGGATTGATTGTGTCCATACGATTTAAACGGATTTGGTCTTTGCTCTTGAGTTTTATGTTTGTATTAATGTCTATATAACAAATACCGTCGGATTCTTCTGCTGCTACTATTTCATTTGCAGTCGCTGCAACTGCTATTTCATTTGCAGCAGCTAATACCATTTTGTGTTTTTTATGTTTATTTCCCTTTGACTTCTCAAACTTTATGCAAGTGAGATTGTATTTTTTAATAAATTCCTTGATTTTGTCTCCAAAGTATTTATTGAAGAGAAATTCTTCTATTTCAGGATTGAATTCTATCTTTAGATAAGTAAAGAGAGAATTTGTCTTATTAATCTTGATATTCACGTCTGTATAACCCTGTGTTATTAAAGATAACACTTCCTTTTCCTTATCGGAAACAGGGATCTCGATAGATTCCCACTCAGATTTAGATAATTTAACTTGTTTTAGGTCCATTCTTTAGAATAAGTATACGATATTTATGCTTATTTCTTTAAATGATTTTCATAAATCAATTTTTTATTTAACCCTTTTATGCAATCGTAAAAAATTGAATTTGGATTTTTATTTAAAAATAACAATATAGAATATTATAAGATGACACAGGTTTTAAACTACAACGAACACTTTTCAATTGTCTCTATTGAGGGCAATATCGGTTCGGGTAAATCGACACTTTTAGAAAAGTTGAGACTGGAATTTAAGGATAATAAATATGTGCGCTTCTTAAGAGAACCTGTTGACGAATGGGAGAAAATAAAGGATAAGGATGGTAACACTATGCTGCAGAAGTTTTACGCAAATCAGGCAGAGTATTCATTTGCATTTCAAATGATGGCCTATATCTCTCGATTAACAATTATTCGTGAGAATGTGCGTGACATTATGGCAACTGTAAAGAAAGACAAAGAAGAAGGAAATGACACTAAAAAATACATACTAATTACTGAGCGTAGCTTATACACAGATAAATATGTCTTTGCAAAGATGTTGTATGACCAAGGCAAGATTGAAGACGTCAAGTATCAGATTTATTTGAATTGGTTTGACGAGTTTGCCAAAGACTTCCCTGTGAATGACGTCATTTATGTCAATACAGACCCCAAGAAGTGCTACGAACGCATTCATAAGCGAGCCCGTGTTGGCGAAGAAGTGATTCCACTTGCTTATTTGGAGTCGTGTCACAAGTATCACAACGAGTTTCTAGACGATACCACTGGAATAAAAACTAACCAACTCGTATTGAATGGCAACCAAGATATATTCGCCGAGACGGGACTTGTAGACGCTTGGATTTCCACTATCAATCAGTTCCTAAATGTTTAAATTGCAATATAAATTATATAGTAAAACAATTTAAAGACGAAGACCCAAAAATAGTAAAATGAATAACCAAATGCCATTTTTACTATATAAAACAAATAGAAATGAGTTTTTAACCAAGACTTGTTCCATATGCTGGAGCACGCTATTTTTTCCCGAAGTAAATAATAATGATAATAAAATGGTTCATTGTTGCAAACTGGAATGCGAACATATGTTTCACAACAATTGCATTAATCAATCTATTAATACTAATAATTTGAATTGCCCTGAATGCCGAAAAGCAATAGATACTAACAAAATAAAAAATTTAGATAAATCGTTGGAAGTAGCCATTCGAGATGATGCTTTTAACCACAATGAAATTGATGAGGCGCTAAAAGAGCAATTTGCAAATAGTTGCTTACAAGTAGCAGACTATCCTTATCATAATTCAGTGTTTGAGAGATGGACAAGCGAAGCAAAAAGCGCAAATGAAATAGTAGAAAAAATAATTAAAGGTTAAACAATGATATAAATATATTTTTTAATTGAATATATTTATAATATAATGTCACCAGCAAACGAACCAATAATTAATTTAATTGTAACGTGTCCGCATTGCGGCGACCCAGTTTTAATTGAGCAACTGAATTGCTGCATTTTTAGACACGGTACTTTAATTGCATCGGGTAGACAAATTGAGCCACACTCACCCAAAGAATTATGTGATTTCTATGTTGCAACTAACAAGATATATGGTTGCGGTAGACCATTTCAAATTGTTCGTAATGCA